GCCCTAGCTCAACAAATCTGAGTTATCTGTTGCGTCCTCTTGATCGTCAAACGCTTCCATCAATCGGTCGACTTGGGCCGAAGTTGTTTTACCATCACCCATGGGCTCACCGTCTCGGTGCTTTTGGACAGCGGCTAGATAAAACTTGACGCCTTTATTGCCGAGGTGGTCATAGGTTCCTGCGTTAACTAACGCGCGACCGTAACACCCACCGTACAACTCATTACGTCCTTCCTCTGGGGTCATAACCTCGCCCTTAGCGTTTTTTAAAAGCGGTGCTTGATTTTTAGTGTCAAGCGAAACGTAAATCATATCTTCGTACCCGGGCTTGATCTCACCTTCTTTGTCAAGGTTAGCGTTTCCATCTTTAAAGGGTACTCGAACCCTCTCCTTCACCATCTCTGGCGTTAATTTTGGCCATTGCTCTTTAATTAAATCTTTAACGATTTTGTTTAAGGCCGATAGGTCAGTGTCTTTAGAAAACAACAAATCAACGCACCATTTCTCAATAACTCGGCCGTCGATTTGCGTACTTAGTTTATCTACTAAATACGGGTACGATAGTTTACCCACTGGTGTAATAACATTATTCTTGTAACTTTGTTTTGCCATTTTAATCTCCTTAATCTATTAAACCTATTTAGCCAGTAACTCTAAACAAATCCAAGAGTGTACAATTTCCTCTTTTAACCGAGTACTTGCGTATTCAATTGCCCCCCAACACTGGCTAACTGCTTCTAGTACTACCTCTTTATCGTCTTGCAATACTGGACTCGCATAATACAGCGCACGCCCATTCTGCTTAACTGCTGCCAGAACCACAGCTTTGTCAAGTTTATCAGATTCACTTGCATACGCTAACGCATACCCGTCCTGCGTTACCTTTTCTAAAATTTCTTGGTTTGCCATTTTAATCTCCTTAATCTATTAAACTTGTTAACTCGTTGCCTAAATTATAAGGCTCTCTTTTATCTGTGTCCGAAACCAGTACTGGTTTTTTCTCTGGGACCATAACATATTTTTGCACAACCTCCTTGTCATCGACTAACTTTTCCATCTGGGCTGGAGATTTGAGTTTAATATCAAAAATGTCGAGGCCATATTCGCGCTGTAATTCTTCTGCGACCTTGCTCTCATTAATCCATTTTCTGGTGGCTCGCCCACCCAATACTAACTTATGTCTCGGAATCTCACAACCTTCTAAAGCTAGATTATAACCATAGGCTTCAACCGCTGTCAACCACTTCTTTATGGCACTGGCATTTTCCAGCACCTTGCTGATGGTTTCCATGCTTAGCTGCTCCACCTCGGGCAACGTAGTAACATCGCCTTCAATATCAGTTTTAGTCGTGACGTTGCTAATTCGTTTAAGCTCGGGACACACACCTTTCACTTTACAAAATTGGCACCACGGGCCTTGGTTGTATTCTGGGTCTTCCTTCACCTTCTCGTACCGTCCCTCTAAAAATGCTTGAAACGCAATCAACGATCGAGCCGGCACTTCAACTTTACGGATTGGGTCTTTCTCCATTCGGGGCTGCACAATCGCTACATAAAACTTTTTACCGCACATGATGTCAAGTCCCTCAAGCTCTATTGCGCCCAACAAATAATAAAGCAATTGGGGGTTGTTCTCTGGTTGCACACTAATGCCTTGGCCGTATTTAAAATCAATGACTGTCAATGTGTTTTTAGACGATACGATAGCATCCGCCGTGCCAAAAAAGCGGCCACCGTCAATAGAGTCCAGTCGGATACGTTGCTCTACGTATAGCTTACTAGTTTTCTTAACGTGTCGCTTCACGTATTGAGTGTACATTGTAACCGCATTGACTAGTTCATCAGATAATGTGTCGATGGCCTCTATGGGCAACGTGCCTTCTAAAATATCGGCGGCTATATTGTGCGCAGTGGTCCCTTCGGTAGCATAATAACTTGGCTCCTCAAACGTTTTAGCTTGCGAAGCCAAGCATGGCTGCGCCGTACAGTTGGTCCAAATCTGTGCGGATGACGCGCCAAATAGTGAATGTGCGCTCATAGTACACTCCTCAAATGGCTGTGCACCCCATTGATATGCGCTACAAATTCCATAGGGAAATACGCCCGTATGGTTTTAAGCTCACGTTCGTATCGCTCTATTAGTTTCGGTTTTAGATTACCCGCCTCAGCATCTAGTATTAAGTTTTTTAAATTGCACACTCGGTCTGCTGTTTTAACTGCCATGGCGTAACGACCGGCATGGTGAATCCTCATGATATAGTCTTCGCTCGTTTCGTCCGAGTCGCGAGTTAACGCTTTAACTATCGTAGTGACACCCGGGGTAAATTCTCTAGCAAGCAGTGCCGCAGTACATTGAGTGTCCTCTACTATGTCATGAAGGTATGCCGCCGCAACAGCGTCTACCTCGGTAATGTCAAGCTCTAATATTAAAAACGTGGCCACTTGCCGCAAGTGTTCTATGTACGGCAGCCCCCGATACTTCTGTCCTTCATGGTACGTAATAGCAAAAGTTCTCGCTTTATCAACTAACACGGGTTGCTCCGGCTCTGAACGAGTTTGCCATGCGCTTAACCAGATCATCTAATGCTCGGTTCTTTGGGTCAAGTATCTCGTCAATGTATGATAGCCCCCAGTTTTCTACAACCGATAAGTCCAATAGATTGTGGTGTATATGCACTCTGGCACCCGGGAGCTTGCTTCCGTCTTTGGCTACAAAATACCCATACGTTGCGTCGAAACTATAACAGCTTGGGAAAGCGTGTTTACTACCCACCCCCAAACGTTTAACGAGTCGAGGTGCGTATTGAGCAGCCATGTCTAAGTTCTTTTCTAGCTTAACAATCTTACTAAGTTTTTCCGTTCTGTGGTCAATTACTTCCATTTACTCCAATACCTCCTTAATCTTTCTCTTTTTAAAAAACATAGACCTCATTATAACATGGTCGATGCTGTCTTTCACGACGAGAACCTGCGCAATAACTTTATTTTCTTGGCCAATCCGGTGGCACCGGTCAACGGCTTGGTCCATCTCTCCGGGCACCCAGCTGTTCTCTACAAATACCACGTGACTGGCTGCGGTTAGGGTGAGTCCAGTGCCGGCAGCTTGTATCTGGCCGATAAAAACTTTAGTGTCGACGTCTTTTTGAAACCGATCGACGTAGCGTTGGCGATCTGTTGACGCAGTACCGCCATAGACTAGCACTGCTCCGTCGTCTTTAAACGCTTCGTACAACCCTTCACATACTACCTTGTGGTACGCAAACACCACAACCTTTTCAACGCCACTCGCCATCACATCTTTAATGTAGCCGATGCTCTGTGGCAGCTTAGCTTCTCCAAGTTCTCGCCGAATAGTAGCCATCTCGCCGATAAGGTTAGCATCTGGCTTTTCTAAAATCTTGGCCACATCAAACAGACCTTCTTGCTTGACTATCTTTTTAGTGTCCTTGGTTTGCTCCATAGGAATAATCTGCATCGTCTTGCTTGGTAAGTCCGTAAGCACATCTTTCTTTAACCGTCGTAGCATCACGGTGCGTTTGAGTCTGTAGTTCAATTCGTCGGTACAACTGGCCCCCTTAACATCAAAACCAAACGGGCCCTCTTTACCGTTACAAAACTTATAACCGTATTTTTTATAATTGTCGTATGGCTCAACCGCTTCTCGTTTTAAAAATCTTAGGATACTATAAAGCTCTATCGGCCGATTAAGCATGGGGGTACCAGTAAGCATCAATCGCCGGCTGGCTTTAGCTCCCAATAGAAACGAGGCCTTTGCCCGTTTGGACGTGGGGTTCTTGAGATAGTGCGCTTCATCATAGATCACCATATCGGGCGACCATGCCCTCAATTGCTCATAGATATAGCGTTTGGATACCAGATCGTAGTTAGCTATCACCACATTGTTTGTGGCTATGATTGCCGACTTACCGTTGGCCACTACTTGGGTGAGTAAGTTATCCGACCATTGGTCGAATTGCTCTTGCCACATATACTTTAGTGACGCCGGACACAATACTAAAATGCGCCGGACGTCCATGTACCGCAACGCCTCAATGGTTTGTACAGTTTTACCTAGCCCCTGCTCGTCAGCAAGCAATAAGTTTTTATTGGCCACAATCGTTTGGATGCCTTCTTTTTGGTAGTCGTATAAGAAATCTGGTAGGGTGAGTCGAGCTGGTGGCTGTAAAAGTTTATCTCTAAACATCTCGGTACCGATGCCTGAAAGCTCTGCGGCTCTCATGGCTAATGCCCAGTCTTTAGTTTTCCAAGCCGTGTTACCAGCGGACCATTTCATCCGACACTGTTTTGGTATGTCCTTCTCTTCTCGACTGCATTTATAATAATACTCTTGCGTTAAGGGGTCATAGGTTAAAGTTGGTTTAATCATTATCGAACCCACCCTCTCATCCAGCCATTTTCTTCCAATGCTTCTGCCCAAACTGTAGGCATACCCTGTGCCCAGTGCTCTAGTACACTTACTATATCCTCGACTAACTCTTTGCCGACGTACCTACAGGCGTACACGTCATTTTTCATAGCTTCAAACGCTACCGACGGCTGGTTTTTTAATTCCTCACTTGCAAACCTCAACGCCGATCCGTTCTGCTTCACCGCTTCCAACACTTCTTCCTTTGTACTGTTTTCATTAATCATTTTCTTGATCCTCCTTTAGAAAGTGCGCGCGTAACGCCCGGTCTATATCATCAGAAAAGCTCTGGCTAGCTTCTGCGTCCAGTTGCCGGATACGCTCTTGACACACATGGATGATCTTTTCGTAATCCAGTCGTCGCTCACCCGGTTTGTTGCGTAACACACGTTTAACAATATCAGCGTCCCATGGGTTTAGGTTGTACTCAAGCCAAATATCCCATGGCTGTATTTTGTACTTGGAATAGTCCGACGCACCAATGTTATGTGATCTTATATCTTCACTCATCTTACAACGCTCTCAATGTTTCGAAGAATAAAAACAAAATAAATGTGAAGACGTAATACCACACGACTAACGCAACCGCAGCCAGTAAAAGACGTGCTAAAACGTTGTAGCATACTCCGCCTAAGGTCCTATCGTTTTCGTCTAAATCCGGACCGGCAATAACAAAAATCAAGGCCCCTATCAACGAACCCCAATACACTGCACTAAATAAAAACACTTGCGAATAAGTTCCAAAGCTTATATCAATCATTTTTTGCCTCTTTAATTCCTAACCAATCTTGGATAATGTTACGTTGGATTTGCCTACTTGCATAGGTAACCGCGGTCCAAGACTTACTTAAAGCTGCCCTAACCACATCTATATCATTCTTCAATTCCTCACTCGCATATCTCAACGCACGCCCATTCCTCAACAAATTCCCATTGTAACCAACCGCTGCCAGCACCACCTCTTTGTCGTTGCGTAATTCCTCACTCGCAAACTCCAACGCCAAGCTATTCTCCCTCACCGCTTCCATTACAACTTCTTTATCGCCACGCAACTCATAACTCGCATCCTGCAACGCGCCCCCCCATTGCCTCACCGCTTCCAACACTTCTGCCTTTGTACTAGTCTTATCAATCATTTCTTGCCTCCTGTTCCATACGCTCTAGCCAACACTCTGCCATTTCAAACCTCAATTCCTCACTGGCGTAATACATCGCCCACCCCCTTTCCTTAACCGCTGCTATAACCACCTCACGATCATTACGCAATGCCTCACTCGCAAACTCCAACGCAAATCCATTCTCCCTCACCGCTTCCAGCACTACCCCTTTGTCATTGCGTAATTCCTCACTTGCATATTGCAAATTCCACCCACACCGCAATACCGCTGTCAGCACCACCTCACGATCACCTCGTAATTCATAACTTGCATATTGCAAATTCCACCCCCACTGCTTCACCGCTTCTAAAACTTCTGCCTTTGTACTATTTTCGTCAATCATTTTTTACCTCCAATCTTCACAAACCCATTCTCACTGCGCTTATAGTGCAACTTTAACAACGCACGCTCAAGACGCTTTTGTTCCTTGATGCTTAAATGTATTATGTCTCGACCTAAACCGTCCCATAC